GTCGCCCCTTTCTCCGGTGTCCCCCTGTGGCCCGGCATCGCCTCGTGGACCTTCAGGTCCTTGTGGCCCAGGTGGCCCCTCTTCTCCCTGAGCACCCTGAATTCCTTGGGGTCCCATGGGACCCGTTGGTCCTGCTGGTCCGTCGTTCCCCTGCGGCCCGGTATCTCCCGGATCTCCTTGAGGACCAACACCGTCTCCATCATTTCCCGGGGGGCCTTCGGGTCCCGATGCACCCTGTTGTCCGGTAGGCCCGATCTCACCCGGCGGTCCATCCATAGGCGGAATATGGACGTTGATCACCGGCACCTGGGTGGTTATCTGGAGATGTGAGTTTTTGTTGAGGGTCGCATTGGTCCCTGCAGACGGACCAGCCGAGAGACCGTATAGGAAGGAAGCACTAAGTAGTTCGGGAAACCCCGGCCAGATCTCCTCGACTGAGAACCCCTTCTCTCTCTCCTCTTCCATCTCGTCGGAGAGCCCAGGCAGAGTACTTAACTGCGCGATGAGAGCCGATATCTGCGCGGTTACAGACGGTAGTGCACTTCCGAACGGCATATCACGGATAAACCCACGAACTCGTAAGGGTGTTGTCTACCGTGCCCTTCTCGTAATGCTTGGGTATCCGATTCTGCATGAACGTGAAGTTATCCATGACCGTCTTCAGGGCAGCCTTGAAGTTGTGTACCAACATCCCGTGCTGCACCTTAGTTACAGACTTACTCGCCGCTGCCAAATTCAAGGTACCCGATGCAGCGATAGCATCTTGTAACGCAAACATGTGTGCAGGCACCACTTCATAGACCGCATCCTCTGTAGTGGTATTTATATCGGTAGAGAAGGCTGCCACAGTCATCTTCGGCGGGGCTCCAGCACTCGGCTCAAGAGTAGAGTCAGTTATTACTCTTTCCTCCAGAGCTCCGGACTCCGTAAGAATTCTAACCATGCACCCGTGATAAGCACCCTCCCGTCGATCGACGCTTCCGAGAAGACCGGAGTTAAACTTCTCACCGGTCAGGGTGAAGTTGGTTCTACCCGCAGAAAGATCTCCATCCTCTGCGTAGTGAGGGGTGATGTCGTAACTCGGGATGTACCACACCTCGTACGTGGTAGTCGTCTTGGGATAGGGTCTGAACGAAAGCCTATTCCCTTGCACCGACCAGTTGGGACCTCTCCAGTGGAACTCGGTTCGAGGGATGGGCTCCTTTTCAATCCGCCCATCGTCATTAACCTCAACGATCCGGAGTATCTCCCCAACACTTGCGGGCAGTTGGTAGAACTGCTGATCCTTCACCAATGTGAAGCTGTGTGTCGCGTACACAGGATTGGACGCCGTGTTGTTGAGGCGCGACATCACCCGCCCGTACTCAGGAACAATCCCGTGACGGAAGATGTAGTCATCCGAATAGTCGAGGTCAGGAGCCACGGTCTCCAGGCTTCCCCGGATCTTCTCCAAGATCCCGTGAAGGATCGAGTGCTTAGAAGCAACGACCTTCTGGGAGTGGATACTCCTGACGTTAGAGATCGTAGCCTTCATAGCATCGTTATGGTCATTCGTGAGAACGGCCAAGTCTGCTTCCTGCAACTTACCCTTGAGAGCCGATAAGCTAAGAACAGAAGCACTCACCACTGCGCTAGACATGGTGGTCATCCAAGAGGGAACGATCTCATATTCGACCGAGGTAGCAGTAGATGCTGTGACTCTCTCGGAGAAGGTTGCCCGCTTATTGGTAGCGTCATAGTCAGTAATGACCCGCTCCTCGATAAGACCCGAGCTATTCCACACACGAGCAACCGAGCCCGTATAAGCACTGGCTCTTCGATCTACCGTACCCAACTGTCTACTGAACAAACCCCCACTCGTTAGTGTGAGAGTTGTCCCGGTGCCCCCAACCGCTCCGTCCTTGGCGTAGTGGGGTTGGACGTCACCGTTGGGTATATACCAGATGGCGTAGGTGTCCGAATAGGAACCCGTATTGAGATACGGTCTGATAGAGAGTCGTCCTGGCCCCTCCAGCTTCCACCCGTGACCGTGGGGGTCGTTGTCGGACCTGTGACGAATCTCACTCGAAACCAGACCCGCCCGGTCATCTTGTGGTGTTGCGTCTACCTCCGCAACCCGCAGGATCTTTTGGATGTTCGTGGGGATCGCGTAGTACTCAGTCCCGGACACTAGAGTGGGGGTAAACCTAACTACGATGGGGGCATCGGATCGATCGTTAACCGCACTCATGACCTCCGCGATCTTCGGGACCACAGCAGATCTCATGATGTAATCGTTAGACAGCTCCCCCTCTATGTCGGGGGGAAGTCCCCATCGGACTCGCTGCAGCATGGTGTAGAGAACTGAGTTCTCGGGGTAAACCTGCTTACCCTTAATCAGATCCCCGTACGTAGCGAGAATCGACTGGATGGCCATCCCGAATTGTTCCTTCAGGAACGCCATCTGCTTCTCAGTGATGTTTCGGGCCGTGCCCAGGTTCATGGCCGCGGCTATAGCTACAGCCTGCCAGACCTGGGGCATGTGTACGGGCACGATCTCATATTGCAACGAGGACGCGTTGGGGACATCAGAAGTGAAGACTTTTCGACCACAAGTTACGGTCGAGACGTCTGATAGGTCCGCGTCTTTAACGTCATACTCGGTGATCACCCGCTCTTCGACGATAGTTTTGCCGGCATTCCATACTCTGAGGAGCCCACCTACGTACGCATGCTCACGCATATCCAGTCCACCCAGATCTGTACCAGAAAAAGTGGAATCCAGCGTGAGCACATTGCTACTAGTGAGAGTGCCTCCACCAGCGGAGTAGTGGGGTAGGAAGTCTCCGGTGGGGATGTACCAGATTCGGTAGGCCGTATGAGCCCCGGGGCTGGGACGCACATGGAGTTCACGTCCCTCTACGGTCCAACCGGGTCCACGGGGATCGGAGGGATCTCTGGCCTCCACGTCATCTACGACGTTCGCATCAGCATCTAACTTGGCTATACGGATCACAGACCCGAAGGTGGGGGGCAACTCGAAGTAAAGATCGCCCGATGTCCCCATGGTCGACAGGTCGAATGTGATAATGATCGGCTCGTCCCGTGAGGAGTTCAGGACTCCCATCACGTTCACCATTTCGGGGTAGATAACGTGACGAATCAAGTAGTCGTTTGAATACTTGGCGTCTACTGAGGGATCATCCAGGTAGGCCCGGATCCGCTCGATCGTGGTATACAGGAGTGAGCCAGTCGAATGCATTACTTATTCTTCCACTTCTTAGCCACGGGTAATTATCTTCCCCTTCGCCACAGATTTGAGCTCTTCAGCTAGCTCACTTTCTTCGTAGTGTAACGGAGAGGAACTCAGACCGATAGCGGCATCTTCCATCCCCTTACCCCTGAGCCATTTCCCGGTATCTTCTCTCCTCTCCAGATCGTCGTGTCTTTTTGACTCACGAGCAGATGCTTGGTCTTTCAGGGCTTTCTCCCTCTGTTCCTTCTCCATCTCAATAGGGACTAGGCGGAGTTGGACGAATCTGTCGGGGATCCATCCTCCCCTATCGGGAGGCTTATCCATGGTCTCGAGTTCCATGCAAACGGGCTTATCCCGTTCTGAGGGGGAATAGATCCACATGGCCCACACAAACATGCCTGTGCCCTTGTGGTAGTAGACAAAGAAGTTGTCTCTCCCTGTGATCCTACGGACGTGGTGGATCCAGTCGCCATCCGGGAGGACCTGGCAATCCTCATGCATCTGGAGGCCCGTCATGAGAGCCTCCCCGTAAGGTTCGTAGCCCATTTCTATGTTCATACCTGTGTCCTAAGTAACAAAAGGAAGAGGTTTATGACCAACATTGTAACCCTGAACGAATGCCTCTCTTCAGGAGGAGGCCAATTCATTGCGATCCACTTTTTCACTTACCCCTTAAGGGTATATGAGAAAGAGGCCCCCCACAAGGAGGAGCCCCTTCCAACACAGGAGGACTAGCGGTTCAGAGATTAGGCGTCACTGAACGTGTTGTCCGTAGTCACTGTGGTGAGCTTCATGCCCGCGGGCTGGTCAGGCACCAACTGCATGCGGAGCATGCCTGGCATCTGAACACCCTCGGTCACTCGCGAGATACCACCACCGCTTGCCGTATCGTAGATAGGCAGCTTGTTGGTGCCGGTACCCGTGAGTGCACCTGCAATGAAGTTGAACGGAATGAAACCGTCCAAGCGGTCGAAGCTAGTCACGCTCGCCGGTGTGGGCGGGACGTAACGCTTCCAGTTCGAGCCACCCTTCCGGATGCCGTACACCGTGCCGTCCTCGACATAATTCGAGGTGTAGCCCTTGTACGTACGTCCGTCCATGGTGAAGCTGAACCCTTCCTGAGAACCCTCGCTCATCATGCTGCTTGTGCGGCCTGTACGATCGAGAATCTCACGACCAATCTTGGTCGACTCATATGCAAGCCACGCACCCTCAGAAGCGATCAGGCAATCAATGTACTGCCCGTACTTCGTCTTGGCGGCGTGGAAACGACGCAGGTACTGCCGGAGCTTGTGCTCAGTCAGGACGCCACCGACGGCCTTCGTGAAGCTCTTGAACTCCGGATGCACAGTCAGGTCGATCTGGTTCGACGTGTCACGATCAGCACCAAGCAAGAACTTGGTGTTGTCCGCACCCGCATCACCCGACTTGATCCAACTGTTAATTCCCGCGATACCATGAGCAACTGTTGGTGTACCCCCGCCAAGATTGTGACTTTCGGCGTAGACCAGGATGTCAGTGGCGATGGTGTCATGAGCCGCAGCACCACCACCGTTAAAGGCAGTAGTATCAGACTCGAGGTAGACGTAACCCTTGAGCTCATCAACCGCAGACACGAACACCTTCAGACGCGTACTTGTCGCTCCAGACGTTTGGTTATCATCAGCAGCCGTATCGTTCTTCCTGTAGTCCAGATCGGACTTCAAGATGTCGATTCTCTGACCAACGTAGAATCGGTCAAAGGACTGTTCGGTGATTGTGCAACGAACTCGAGTTGTCGCCGCGTCGACCCCGTCGTCGATGTCGTCAGCATCAACGATGGCGCCGATGGTTCCGAGCTTGTAGGAGTCATTCTGGTTGACGTACCAGTAGTTGCAAAGGGTGTGAGCGATGTTACGTGCGAAGCCTTCCAGCTTCGGAGCGATAACCTCGCCGATGAATGCAGGTGTGGCCTCAGCCTGGAGCTCACCAAGAGTGAACATCAGGTTAGACATCATTGAACGCATGCCGACACCCAAACGGTACGGTGCCGCGTTCGGACCTTCCGTGGGATCAGGCCAGACCTGGTTAAGGTTTTGGAGATACATCTTAGCCCCAACGGTGTCGGTATCGTCACCGTAGAGAGCTACGTCATTGCGGATATGCCCTTGCTCCAAGACACCAGCCATCGAGCCCATGTAGACCTTAAGGATCTTCATGTCTCGACCGATAGCATCAGCAGGACCTACACCCTGGCTAGTCACGACAGTGTCGCGCCAGACAGGATCCAGACCGGGCAGGATCACATCAATGTTCTTGTTGATGACCTCCTCAATCCTCTTCTCATGAAGATTGAATAGAGAGCCAGCGAAAGCAGCCATTGTTTAGTTCCTCGCCTTGTTAGGCTTTAGATTCTCCCCCAGCCTCAGCTTCCGCAGCGCCTCGCATCAGGTGATCAATGGTGTACTCGTGGATCTTGTCCTTGATCGTACCCATATCATCACCCTTCTCGAACTTTGGAGCTTCGACAGGGGCTTTTCTGATTAGTTCGTCCGATTCAGCTGCTGTTTCCGGTGCTCTCTGGATTTTGTCCGGATCACCGATTACCGAGCGAAACTTATCGTATACAGATTGAGCGGCGCGTCCAGACTCTTCTGAGAACCAGCGCTTATCAAAATGTTCTCCGGATGACCGACGTCTCCGAAGATTGCTCATAACTTCGTTTTCTACCTCCGAGCGTAGGATTTCGGCCCGCTTGCTGGGGTCCTCACCGAACTCACTATTTAGCAACTTTTGGAGATGCTCGCTGGTTGCCATAGTCCGTTCGATCGCAGTCTCCAGTTCCTTGCGCATCATCTCTGCGCCCAACCGCTGCTGCCGATCTTCAATGTCGCCCATCCGTTGTCGTTCTTGTTCAGCCATTTGAGTCTCTGCCTGTTGTTGTTGCCAACTTTTCTCCGGATCAAGCTCCGGCGTGGGTTCGGGGGTAGTCGGAGTATCCTCGTTATCAACGCTCCGCGTCCACTCCACGTATGAATCGATTTCTGAGGGGGGATACCCCTCCTGGGTCATCAGGTAGCGGATCGCTTGTTCCCGCTCTGTATCCGAAGCGGCCCCCGGATTCACCAGAACCCGAGCATTAGCCGCATACTCCTTGAGACCCGCTGCCTCTTCGCGTGCAGCTACTAGATCTCGAATAGGTATCTCCTGACCGTCTATCTTTACGGTAGCGTCGAGATCCAGAGCGGGTTGTGGGGTAGCCTGTTCCTGGGGAGAAGTTGAAGCTTCTTCCTGTGCAACTGACTCCTGTGTCGTATCAACTTGTTCCTCAGCCATTTAAGCTACTCCTTGTTGGGGAAACGGAAGGGCGGGACCGCCTTCGGGTCCCATTTCCTGTTGCTGCATCATAGCTGCTTCCATCGGGCTTGGAACGCCTTCCGGCATTACTTGGCCCATTGATTCCATTAGGAACTGCCGCAGCTTAATGAACTCGTTCTGTACCTCGGTGCTGGATACCGCCATGATCGGACTCGACATAAATGCTACCAACACTCGAAGTTGGAAGTCAGGGCGGGACGTATGGGGAGTCATGACTACCTGCCCAGGATCCTGACCATTGCCGTAGAGAATCAGACAATTACGCACGATCGTATCGTAGGCCGCCTTCTCCTCTTCCATCCAAAGAGCGAAGTCTAGGCCCTCCTTCAAGATCAAAAGCTTAAAGGCGTCCGGATCCGAAATCCCCGACTTCATTAGTTCGAAGGCTTCGGTCTTCCTAGCCACCATCGATCGGGGGCTAGTCTCCTTAATGGTCAGCGCTAGGTTCTTAACCGAGGGAAGAGGGTTCTCTCCTTGGAACTGAACCATACTCTTCTCCGGATCGATGACCGCTCCCGCTAGGTCCAGCGTGAGGGTATTCACCTGGATTGGAATAGGATTGTCCATCAGACTACGTAAGGCCCCGGTTAGGACAGATCGGTAACAAGATCCGAACGCTTGCTCGACTCCTCGACTCGGGTTGGTCATAGCCCGATTAATCTGCTCATCGAGGAAGCTAAGCCCCACCGCAGAATCCACACGCCCCTTCTCCCGAATCAGATCCTGAACCGGATTCATCTGGTCTAGCATCTGCTTCGCGAAAGCTGCAGTCTTACCCGGAATGTCCCCAAGGTTATGGGGCTGGATACTGAATGGTCTGAACGTATCGACGACTGGATCCGGCTCGAACGGAAGAACCCGTAGTCCCTTCCCGACATCCCGCAGTAGTGCCCGCTCGTTGTATTGTCCCTGCGGCATGACGAGGACGCCGTATCTATCGGTATCCCGGATGTTGTTGAAGAGGGACTTCATGAGCCGCTCGAGCTCACGACTAATCCCAAACAAGAGATCGAACAGCCCAGCTCCGTGCCAGGTCCCGTTCTCGATGAACCGGGCTACGCCGATGGGGCAGTAGACCTCCAACTCCTCGAACGACTGGTCGTATATGACATAGTCGCCCGAAGTTACCACGTACCGATCAACGGTACCCCCCACTCCGTATGTCCACAACTCGCGGATCTTGACGAGGCTGGTTTCCTCGTCCCGCTCGTTGTCTCCCTTTTTGTGTTCGTCATCCCAGACGTTCATATCGAGACCATGCTCGAGCATCGAATCGTTGTCGGTAATGGCGGATCCAGTTTGCGTGGTCCACCACTCCATCTCCTTGAGGTTCCGCTTGATCTTGCGACCGAACCGCTCCTCCAGGAATGACATGGGAACTGTCCTCTGGCGCATCAGTCCTCGTGCCTTCGTGTAGTCGTAGCCTACTGAGGGGAACGGGAAAAGCTCACGAGGATGGATCACCTCTAGATCAGAGGTAAGCCCAACTGTCTTGGAATTAACTACGTGTCCCGCGATTCCACAGCAGCCTAGAGCCGTGAAGATGTGCGCGAATTGCGTCTTCACAATGTCGAGCTGGTCAGATGAAACAACATGATCAAGAATGATCTGGCCCACGGACCGTTCACGGACGCTATCCAGGGATAAACCATGTCGCACGACCTTGGGTCGCAAGTCCAGGGAAGCTAGTCGCGCCGACACTCTGTCGATCGCGGAGAGCATCTCCTGCGACTGGAACTCCATGTTCCCATCCTCATCTAGGTAGTGGGGGGATAATACGCCCTGCTGAGGATCGAAGATGTCGAAGCGCCGAGCACCACTCAGGTAGTGCCAGGAGAGGAGCCACATAGTGCGACGGTATGCCAAGCGCCCTTCCTCACGCTCAGCATGCTGATCAATTATCTTCGCTAGGGCTTTCTTGTTCTTCGGGAGCTTGATCGTGTCTAGTGCCACTTTGCTTCGCCTTACTCTTCCTCAGGGCTGCTCCTCGAGGCGTATAGCCTGGGGGTGCAGAAGTATCGATGTAGGCCTCTTTCAGATGGGTGATGTCCGGTATAACCTCAACTGCGGGGCTTTCCGGAGCTAACCTATGAACAGGGTCCCCATCTCTAGGACCGGTTCCGTAGTAACACCTTAGTAGTTTATCGAAGAAGGCCATCGGAACAACTACGCAGTTGTTTCCATCAAACTCTGGTTGGGAACTCGGGATCATCTGAATGCATCCTTTGGGTTAGAATGTCCATCACATCGTCAATGGGAACCTTGCTCCAGTCCACTCCGTGAGCGATTCTGTTTCCATCATCGTCAAGGATTTGACCCTTTTTGAGTTTTTCCACGGGGGTAAGGTTGGGGTCATCGACACCTCCAACTCGAGATAGTCGGCCCCGAATGATGAATTGGGACATAGATAAACAGTCCAGTTCATCGTCATGCTGGAGTCCACCGTCTCGAGCATCGGGGTTGAATTGTTCGATTTGATCGAAGAGACGACGGAATGGAGCACTCCTCTTCCAGAGGGGCATCTTTACCTTTCCGTGCTCGAATCTGAGGGAGAGGGACGCAATCTTGGTGGTCTTCTCGATCATACCCGGGTTCAGCTTCTTGATGCCCGGGAGATGTGCAACCCCGACCATGTCTCGGGCTCTGGTCTTCACGATAGACTCGAGCGTGTTGAAGAGGCCCAGCCCCTGCTTGATGGCCTCGGGGTGGATAGTGGGAACCTTCCAGTGGTCGGCCATTTTCATGACCTGCTGTACCAGAGTGTCTTCTCGGCACTGCGCGGACCATACGTCCATTACGAACAGTTCGTTCTCACTGTTAATGCCCATGACAACTGCGCACTTGTAATCCGAGTCAGCAGTAGCCGTGTACGAAGTGTCGACCGCCATGAAGAAACGGGTAAGGCGTATGAACTCGCTCATCCTTTTGCTGACTAGACCACTGTCCGAGTGCCAGCAGATGAGTGCGTTACTGGAGTAGGGATCCGTTTCGAGGTTGGGATCCACCTTCTCATACCACCATCCGTGCTTCTCCTTGGAAAGAGACGGGAAGAAGGATCCTTCTCCCTCACCCGGACGGGCCATGTACTCGGCCAGGAAGTTTGGGGTACCGATGATTTCTCGGATCTCTTCCAGAGAGACACGGTCCTTAAGGTTTTTCTTCTTCTTCTCTTCTCGGGTAGCGGGCCACATGTCGGGCCAGCAGGAAATAACACCCCCACTCTCATCTTCATACGCGGCTCGTACGATCATGCGTGACCAAAGGTTGAAACGCGGATCGGTAGCTACTTCCAAGTTCTCTTCGTTCTTCTCGGTCTGAAGTGCATGCCACGCATAGTGCCGACGGGAGACGAAGGTGGCTAGCCAGTCAACACCGCAGCCTGCTCGCATGACCATGGGGAGTACGATCTTGAAGAGAAGGTCATCCATGTACTGACGGATGAGCGCCATGGAGGTGGATGCCTTCGGGTCATACTCGGGATCGTCGAGTACGTAGCGACGGGGACGACCACCACGCTGCCGGCTTTCGGCGCTGATGGCTCGTAGCCAGGAACCGTTTCGGAGCTGCATGAGCTCAGTACCGAAGGGGGCTTCCCCTCTACGGGGAACGATTCGGTTGTCCGAGAACTCAGGGTTCCAGTCGTTCTGGATTCTCTCGTTGTGCTGGAACTGATCCTTCATCGCCTGCCCCGTACCCTTCGCGTTATCGTTGGTCGAAGTGGCATAGAGGATCGTGTACATGGGACGAGAGATCATCCGAAGAAGGCAAGCCTTTCGGACCAGGTAAGACTTCGCGGAGCCGCGGGGAGCGATGCATATATTGCGGGGAGTTGAAGCCCAGAGCTTCAGGATGTCGTAGTGGAAGGTGGGAGTTGCTAGAGGGGTGTCGTCGTAGAAGAGAGGATCGAAGTCCGAATCATGATCCGGGTGTAGATACCACAGATCAAAGAATCGGAGAGACGTTGCGAACGCCTGCGCGAGCTCCGACTGCGTCCTGTTAGGAGCGAGCCACAGCCTGCACGCATTAACCCTTGCTAACCTTTGTCCCTCATCGGTTAGTTCTTCGTAGTCTGAGGGGAGAGGGTAGAGGGGGTTATTGTCAGGATCGATCCAAGCTACGGGCATTAAGAGTGGCGATCCATGGCCAGGTTAACGAACACGGATACACCTATGATCTTGGCGAACGCAAAGGTCAGTGTCTGTGCATCTCCAGCACATGAGCTGGAATCCTCAAGTTCACGCAGAATGGGATGGAGGTGATCGTGCAGCTCGCCCTTCTCGTTCCAGATGGCTTCGAAGGTTTCGGTAAAGAGGTTTCCGAACCCGCCTCCCCAGGTTTCCAGGTCAAGTACCCCCAGATCCTGAACCGATGGAAGA